GATCGTTGTCATAAGCAGAAAGGATAGACTTTGCTTGTGTTATTCTTCCTTTGAGAATTGTATTCATACTTGTGAATACATTTATATCAAGAATGTCTTCAATCACAGACCTTCTATCGGCAGCAGGAAGTTGCATGAACGGAACAAAAGAAGAACTACCAAGAATCACAACCTGTGTGAATGACTTGTAATTCATTCGTAGAATCTGTTCTTCAAAATGATCTTGATAATCTTTATTCTTTGCAGATTGATTAATCATGTTTCCATTATGGAAAATCTCAAATACTTTTGGAGCCAAACCACGACGAACAAGATACTTATCCTGTCCAATCTCAAAATCTAATTCAACTAAACAATCCTTCTTATTGATTGTATTTACAAGTTGAGGAATATTGATCTTACGGAATGGTTTGCCGAATAAAGCAAATGTGATTGAATCTAGAAAAGCAAAAGACTTACCGTTACCATTTGTACCAGAAACAAGTGTATTCTTTCGGGTATCAAGATGTATTTCAGTGAAGTTATTACCAAACGATCCAAAGTTCTTAAAACGAATTTTCTTAAATACGATCATACGGAAAGGCTCTCAATATAAAGTTCGTGAATCAACGACTTCAGTTTACCTTTATCTTCAGAAATTTCAAGTTTATCAATCTCTTCATTGATAATACTCATTGTATCTTGCGCCACATCAACCGCATCTTCTGATGTCTCAATCATTTCTTCAACAATGTTTAGATTGATAACACCAGCCTGAACCATACGGTCTACCCACAGATCAAATTTAACAGGATCTGCCTTCTTTGCAACCAGAACCTTTACATAAGAATTCTTATAAGAAGCAAAATCTATGCCCATCGGGTCGGACTTCGAATCATCGTAAACCATAACATGGTAAATGCGATCATAGTTTTGAATAAATTCTAGTTCTCGTGTTTGTGTATCAAGAACATGAAAGCCCTTGTCCAATCTGGCATCAGAGAATGTAATTTGATACTGTGTTCCTAAGTAGTGGACATTCTTCTTTGATGCTTTGCCATGAAAATGTCCAGATAGAACCATCTCATAGCAGGCAAAGATTTTATCTTCCATCCCACCTTCAAAGTTGATTCCCTGAATTACTTCATAACCATTCAGTTCAAAATGCCCACAAATAATTGATGCAGGACAACTCTTAATGAATGTTTGAAATTGCTGTTCATTTTCTTTATTGATCCACGGAACCATAGCAATCTTGAGTCCATCGATCTCAATAACTGTTGGTTCTTCGTATAAGTAAATTGACTTATACTTATCGTGGAACAATTCACGAATACTGTTTACATGGTTTGTATTCTTAAAGAATGTATCGTGATTGCCTAAAATGCAATGAAACTCTACACCATTAGCATCAAACCATTCAACAAATCTCTTTCGAACTTCAGCCAATGTATTGAAGTTTACATACTTACGGCGATCCATTAGATCACCTAAATGCAGAACTTTAGTGATACCGTGTTCCTTGCAGTAAGGAAAGAATTGTTTCTCAAAAAATGACATGAAGTATTCAAGAAACAATGGCGAATCATTACGAGCGCCAAAGTGGGTATCATTAATAATTGCAATTTTCATTTCTTGCGCTTTTTGTTTTTTTTCTTTGGTTCGAACTTGTTTATATCATTTTCTGATATTTGAAAGTGTTCGGTTATGGCTTCTTGAACTGTATCTTTTTCGAAGTAGTTTTCTTTAAACCATCGGTGAAAAGATCCATCATCTAGAAGTTCTGTCATCTTCAGTTTGATGTATGCTTGTTTCTTTTCCTTTTCAATCCGTCTTAAGAATGCATAATAGATGATCTGAGTGAAATAGGAAAATGGATTCTTTGATTTTTCTGGGTCGAAGTTATGGGCATACATCAGGCAGTTTTCTATGCCATCAGATACCATCTCTTCCCTATACGGATAGTTCATAAAATTGGCTTTACGAGATAGATGCTCCGCGATATTCATGAAGCATTCACCGATATAGTTTGTAATGGGAGGACGAGACTCGTCTGACTCTTCTGCATCTTTGCAGAGTTGTTTCCACTCTACCATTTCCTTATAGAAAGCCTTATTGTCAATATAATGATCTTTTTTGACTTCTTCTACTTCCGGTTCTTCTATAACTTCTTCCAATTCTATATCTTCTAGATCGTCGTTTTCTTCTTGTTTCTTTTTCTTTTTAGCCATTGCATTTCCTATGTTGTTGAGAGAAAACTATAAAATCTACAGGAACATCCTCTGGATTCTTTTCTGCTCTCTTTTTTGCTTTTTCATATTCTACATCGGTAAGAAGAAGAGGTGTTACTTCTCCATCAGAATCAACATGCCCAACAAAATAATATGAACTGTTTTCCGTTGGTTTTTTGTTCTTATTCAGTATTTTCTTTTTAGCCATAAGTTATTTCCTATGCGAGTATTATAACACGCCTATGAGAAAATCAAGAAAAATCACTTGATTTCTCTTGACGACTTTATTACACTTTCTGTGTATGGTATGAGAAAGATATTAGTTTCTCTAAGATACTTAATAATACTCTGAGTATTACATATACTCATCAGAGGACGGATCTGGGTTCCAGTCAGTCCATTTATTACCAAAATCTTCCCGGTCTTTTTGTTCCCCGGTATATTTTTGATCATTAATTGATTCACGATTATTTTTCTTCTTCTTCTTTGGTTTATCCAAGTTGAAGTGTTTTATCATATCCATAATATCACGAGGGTCAATCATTCCTTCGTTAATCATAAAAGCCAAGGCTTGTGGAGAGAAGACCATACTCATATGGATTACTTCTTCCTTTGCTTTTTTCTTTTTCTTACCTGGCTTAGAATCATTCTTTTTTGGTTCTGTCATACCATTAAAAATAGTGTCGAACATTTCAGATATCATATCTTCATAATCAGCCGCACTCATGTCTTGCTCAGGCGTAATCTTTGGTTTTATCTGATTAGTAAACTCATCAAGTGGCGTTTTTTCAAACCCACCTTGTCTATCTTTTTCGGAAAGATAGTATGACACAACATCTTGAGTTGGCTCTAAAATAGTAGCAATAAAATCTGATGGAATGGTTGTTTCTGTTTGGTTACCAAATGCTAACCAATTCTTAAGAACAATACCTTCTTTTGGCATACCCATTGGATCAGGAAGCACTATTGATTTAAATACCATAGGCTTAAGAAGAGTCACTTTGTCATTTTCAGAACTAGCAATCTCAGCAATCAGTTCTTCACCACTTCTTAGTTTGATTACTTTATAGATTTGTTCCATTCAGTTCTCCTTGAGTTGAAGCGACACCAACTTATACTTAAACTTCTCTTTAGTATATATTCGGATGCGCTCATCCATATGGTTCAGCGAATGGTTTCGATACTTCTTATGACGCAAGTCATCACCAATATCGTAAACATTCACCGCAGTTTTTGTTTCACTTTTGCGTAGACCTCTTCCAATCGATTGTAACACGCGTACAACAGATTTCGACGGGCTAGCAAATACGACATTATGAATATTACGAATATTAATGCCAGTTGAGCAGGTTCCATAGGAAGCCAAGAGGATTGAATTGTCACTTCTATCTACTACCTTTCTTATTTCTTCGCGTTGATCTATATCAGTTCCACCGTGAATAAAGTAAATGTCTTTATCCGGTATTTCTTTTTTGAACATGTCATAGAGAGGCTTACCATGCAACTCTACAAAGTTAAATAAAACTAATGTATTACCTTTAAGACTAGAGCAAAGATTCTTTATAAATTTGTTTCGTTTGTTATTGAGAATGATCCACTTTATTTCTTCTTTGTACAGCATTCGTTTTGCTTCTTCAATATCTCGATCAGAGTATTGAAGTAGAATGCAGTCAATAGACAGATTTGATAAGAGGTTCTTTTCAATGAGTGTAGCGGTTGTAGTAACATGTAATACCCTTCCAAATAATCCCTCTACCACTAGTTTGTGTGTATGGGTTCCATCAAGTGTTCCAGTTGTACCAACACGAATTGGACAACTTGTAAGTTTGGACATAAGTGATGATAAAGATTTGGCTTTAAACAAATGACATTCATCACCTACTACCATGTCAAATTGATCAAAGAATTCTTTTGGCATCTTATAGATGCTTTGCCAAGTAGAAATAACCACACGCTTATGCGTATCTTTTTCTTTACCAGATGAGATCGTATAGCAGTGTCTTCCAACAGACCATTTGTTTTCCTTTGAGTAATCCTCAAAGTCGCTGTACATCTGCGATACAAGACCAACAGTTGGAACTACAACTAGAATTTTTTTCTCTGGCTTAATATGATCCAGAAAGAATCGCATCAAGCAATAAATGATTAATGATTTACCACAGCCAGTTGGACATAACAGAAGAGTTCTTTCTTTCTGTA